CAAGGTCCGGATCCCGGGGAACGCCACCGTGGACAAGCGCGAGCGCGCCGTCCTCGCCGATGACGAACTCGTCGGCTACCTCGCCTGGTCGCACCCGAACGAGAAGAAGCAAAAGGCCGTCCTCGAGCGGCAGACCATGGCTTGCGTGTCCCGCATGTTCGGCGGCCTCCGGCTTGGCGACCTGAAGGCGATCCGATGGGAAGCGTTCACCATCGACCAGGGCCGGTTCCCGGTCGGTCGCGTGCCCCGCGAAAAGACCGAGCGTGACCAGCTCCTCGAGGTACCGGACATGCTGCGCCCCATCCTGCGTGACTGGTGGGAGCGGGCCGGGCGGCCCTCGCACGGCGTGCTGTTCCCCGTGAGGCGAGGGGAGCGAGCCGGCGAGCAGCGCAAGGCCGGGAGCCCCGCCAAGGCGCTACGGCGCGACCTGGCGCGCGCGTTCGGCATCGAGCGACCGATCGCGATTCCCTACACCCGAGGCAACGGCCGGCCGGACATCCATCACCGATGGGAAGCGGCTCGCGACATGACGCCACGCGAGCGCGAGCTCCTGACCGAAACCGAGTTCACAAAGCCGGTGGACTTTCACTCCTTCCGCCGGGCCTTCAAGCAGGGGCTGGCCGATGCTGGCGTCGAGCTCCAGACCGCGATGATGCTGTCCGGGGCGAACGACGCGAAGGCGCACCAGCGCTACCTGGCGAACACTTCCAAGGCCCGCCAGATCCCGGTGGCCGCTCTACCGGAACTGAGCATCGGCTATGCACAGTTGCCGCAGCCGGAAAACGAAAACGGCTGTTTTTGCGGTGGGCGCAGCAGGGATCGAACCTGCGACTTCGTCCGTGTGAATGAAGGCTGCCGGACCGGTCCTAGCGGATCGCCGCAGGTTTCGGGGGTGCGGTATCGGCTGGCCGAGCCGATCCATGCATCAAACCCGCCTCCATGCTCAGTTCCCATGCTCAGTTCCCGGGCAGGGGACTTGGCCGCGGAAGCGGCGCTTTCTGCCTGGCTTCGGGCTCGCGCAGATGAGATCGCGACAACCGCTCCAGGGGGCACGGCATGAGGCTCGCGGGCCTCGTCCTGCTCGGCGTCCTCAACGTGGCATGCGGTGGCCCGGCCGAGTGTCCCCCGCGACCCGAGCCGCTGGACGCTCCCGTTCTGCAGTGCGTCTCGAACGGGTGCGGGCTGGCCAGCCTCTCGTTCCACGACCTCGGCTGCTCGCCGTTGACGCCCTTGCGGCAGACGGACCGGTGCGACCACCTCGCCCGGTACCGTTGTGCCAACGAGCTTTTCTTGACGCTCGCGTACACGGCAGAGGGCGTTGCGTACTTCGACATCCGCGGCGCTCTGTGCGTTACCTCTTACGTACTCTCGGCGGAACCTGTGGAGTGCGCCCCGCTCTCGACTCCATGGGAGTGAGTCAGGGGCGCCCGGCAGTGACGCTGTTGGACAAGAGATGTCGAATTCTTCACAGGACCCCTTGATTCGGCCAATGAGTGGCGGTATCTTCAGGGCTGGTCAGCCTGGAAGCTCCCCAAAAAGGAGCACGATGGGATTCGGGCTCCCCTCCACCGGAGGAATCCCATCAAATGAGTTCAGGCCGCGATGCTGTACGTCAGCTAATTTCAACTGCCGAGCTGCGCTCAGGTGATTGCCGTCGAGGGCCGCGCGGTACACCACTAGCGCCTCGCCAGCTCGCGCGACTGCGTGCCGTCGTTGATGACGCCGGCAGCGTTGACGCGTGCGCTAGACGCCTGAATCTGCCGCCGCGCACCATTGCGCGCGCCCTAGCCGAAAAACCGCTGTACGCCTCGACGCGTAACGCGTTCGGCGAAGCGCTTACGCGAGACCACCTTCGACAGGTGGCGGCATGACTGCCAACGCCACCCCAGCGGTCCAGCCGCCCGTCTGCTGCGACTGCGACGAGCCGGCGACTCACGAGGACGCAGACGGCGTGTCGCGCTGCGACACTCACCGTCAAGCTGACTCGGAGCAAGCGGACACCGAAAGCGCGGTAGCGCCGTGACTGCGACAACCCCGGCTCCGCTCGTTCTCGTCAGCGTCGATCAATTGCGCGAACTGGTGCGCGACGCAGTAGCGGAAGCGATTGCCGAGCACGTCGCCGAGCCTGCGCCTCGTTTGGTTGACCGGCGCGGACTTGCCCAGGCGCTCGGCTGCTGCGTTGACACCGTCGATCGGCTGCGTCGGGAAGGCGCGCCGGAACTGACGGTAGGAGATGCGCCGCGTTTCGAGATCGACCGCGTCCTGGAATGGATTCGAACAAGGAGCACGCCATGAATACCCCCAATGCGAATCGCGATCGTGACGGCGGACAATCCCGCGAGGTGGAGCGTCTCGTAACGATCCCGCGCGGCCGGAACGGCGAGGAGTTCCGCGTTTCCCTCGATGAGTTCACACCGGCGGACGGTGGCGAGCCGAAAACCTACCTCTCGTTGCGCGTCTGGTGGCGCGCTGACGACGGGAAGATGCTGCCGGGAAAAGCTGGCTGCACTGTTCGTCGCGCCGAGCTCGCCCGAGTGATCGACGCGCTGCAGCGGGGAGAAGAGCTCATCGAGCATCCCGCGCCCCCAGCACCGCAAGGCAGCAACTTTCAGAGCGCGATGGCCAAGGCCGAAGCAGAGGGGGAGGTACCGTTCTGATGTACGCGCGACCTTACCGCGATCCTCACGACGAGCAGGAATGCATCCGCTGCGGACTGCTGCGAAGCGACTGCGTGTGCTGCCCGCGGGATCCGTCCACCGAAGAAATCGAGCGCAGTCGAGCGCAACGTCTCACTCGCCGAGAGCAGGAGCTGACGCGATGAATCAACTCGTAGAGATCCCGTCTTGAACGCGCTCGCCCCGATCATTGATTTGGACGAGTGGAGGTTCTCCGACCTCGCGCCGTCGGAACGGGCCGTGCTCCTGACGCAAAGGGCGCAGACGAAGCCACGGGCCACGCATGGCTGGGGCCGCCTGCTCGGGGCGAACCTTTCAGACGCCCGCGACGGCGCCAGCATTCTGGCCAGCCTCGGTGGACACCCGATCGCCGTCCACGGCGCGCGCAGGGATGGCGGCTGCACTTGCGGGAACGTCGCATGCGAGACCGTCGGTAAGCATCCAGTCTCGAACCGGTGGCAGACGGAGCCGCTCGACTCCGCCCGACTCGACGCGACATTGCGTGAGCGCTTCGAGCTGAACATCGGCTGGCGGATGGGTAAGCAGCCGAACGGCTGGCGACTCGTCTGCGTTGACGTGGACGGTGGACGCGACCTGCTTGCGCCACTGGTGGCGAAGTGGGGAGAGCTTCCGCCGACGCTCTCGGCGACGAGCGGGCGCGGCCTTCACCTCATCTTCCGTCTGAGCGCCGAAGCTCCGGACATCCGTAACCGTCGCGGCGTCGCGCCGAACGTGGACATCCGCGGCGAAGGCGGACAGATCGTCATCGCCCCGAGTCGCCATGCTTCCGGCCGCGTCTATCGCTGGCTCGACGCTCGGGAACCGGCGGTGTTGCCGTGACGTGGGCGGGCGGACTTGCGCCGAGTGTGGCGAGCCAGGCTCCACGCTCGGAACCCGTGCCCCGTGGGCGAGACGCTTTCGAACGAGCCCGCGCCTACGTGGCGAAGATGGACGGCGCCGTTACCGGTCAGGGTGGTCACGATGCGACGTGGCGTGTCGCACGGAAGTGCGCTGCCGACTTCGGGCTCAGCGAAGCCGAAACGCTCGACGTGCTCCGCGAGTTCAATGTGAGATGCGTCCCGCCGTGGAGTGACGGAGAGCTTGCCCACAAGGCCAGAGACGCGGCGACGAAGTCTCGCGTTTCGAACCCCGTTGGCGATCGGGAGCGCCACTGGGCGATGCCGACGGAGCACTACGCGCCGAGCAATGCGGCTGCCAACGAGAACGGCGTCCCGCCGATCCCGGACGGGCGCTTCGACGACGACATCGGGGCGGGCCTCGAACCCGAGACCGAGCCGACGGACGAACAGGCGCCCAAGCGGACCGAGCAGCGATGCCTGACACCCGGCGACGTGCTCGATAGCTGGGCGTCCGAGGGCCCGTTGATTCACGAGGCGACCGGTATCGCGCGCCTCGATGAGCTCACCGGAGGCGGTCCCGTCTACGGTTCGCGCTGGTATCTCGCGGGCGCCCCGGACGCCGGCAAAACGGCCCTACTGTTGCAGCTCGCGCACGCCCTGGCTCACCGAGGCGTGACGGTCGGACTGCTCGCGGTTGACGAAGAGCCGAGCGACATCGTCACAAGGCTGGCGCAGCGACTCGGCTACGAGCGGATCGACTGCGAAGTGCGCGATCCCAGCACGCTCGATGTCATTCGCTCTGAGCTCGCAGCGCTACCGCTCCGAATCTACAACGACGACTGGACCATCGAGGCGGCGGCGGCTGACCTCGCCAGCTACGCACGCGAGCGAGCGGCAGCGGACCCCCCGTCACACCCGAACGGGCCCCGAGCGATGCTCGGCGTGGACTCGCTTCAGACGGTGGCATGCGCGACGGAGCGAGCCACTCTGCTCTCAGGCGCTCGAGAGCTTTCCGAGGTGGGAGCCGTTACCGCCCGCGTTCGCGCCATCCGCGCTGTGTCATCGGCTCACCGGATGTTCGTCCTGGCGACGAGTGAGCTCGGCCGAAGCTCCTACCGTTCGAGCGACCCGAGTCAGCAGACTGCGACGATGGCGGGCGCCAAGTGGTCAGGGGCCGTCGAGTACTCAGCCCGCGTGCTCCTCGGTCTTCGGTCAGTCCCAGACCAACCGGACATGGTCGATCTCGAGGTGGCGAAAAACAAGCACGGGCCCCGCGACGAGCACGTGTTCCTACGGATCGACCGGCGAAGCCAGACGCTTGTCCCGGTGGATTACGAGCCCAAACCGGCGCCGGCACAGCAAGACCGCGACGATGCGGCCCGGGACCGCGTGGTCAAGGATGCCGCCGCAGTCGCTCGGGTGCTGGCAGTGCGCCCCGGCATCGGCCTTCGAGAGCTGCGCGGAGCAACCAGGGCGGCCGCAGGCATTGGTCACGACCGCGTCGAGGCTGGGCTCGCGTTGCTCGACGACTACGAGCTCGTCCGAAGAGGTACGGGACCGCGCGGAGCCAAGCCGCTCACACTCGAACCGGGCAACCTGGCCGACGCTCCCGAGGCAGTTCGGAAGGCCATCGAGGAGGCGAAATGTTGAGCGTGCCCAGTGTGCCCGGCACGGTGCCCGGCACGGTCCGCGAGTGTGTGTGCGCGACCCCCTTAAGGGGAGCGGCACGCTCACGCTCACAGTCACTCACTCGACTGCGCCGCTCAGGCACGGTCACCGTCGGTTGGCGAGCTCGCCTCAAAACTCATCGCGATCCCGGAAACGCGACGGCGAATAGGAGCGAGCGGGCCTCGCTCTCCCGGGTGTCGTCCGATCGCGGGGCTCCGTCCTGGGTGAGGACGCACTCGAGCGCTGAAAACCACGGCATTTCGGCTGAAATCGTGGGGTTCTGCCGTCAATCTGTGCATGGCCCACTGAGTATCGACGCCGAGCGCAAGCAATTCCGCGCACTTACACGGGAGACGCGACCATGAGGCCCGAGCTCTTCACCATCGAGGAGTCCCACGGGAAAGCGCGCCTGGTCGGCCCCCGCCTGAGCGACCTCGGAACCGTTCCAACCGATACCGAGGCGCGCCACGACCGGGGAGAGCGGGGCCGCTTCCTGCCCGGCAACAAAGTCGCCGTCGGTCGAACCGCCCGAACAGCCATCCGCGCGCCGTACCGTGCCGCCGAGCAGCGGATCACCGACGCAGTCGAGGGAGGCGCCGAGCCGTCAGACAGTGACCGGCTCCTCGCCGACGCGCTCGCAGTGTTCCACGCCGTCCGTCGCGAGCTCGGGAGTAGCTCCGCCCTCGTCCAGGGTCCGGCCATCGCCTACGCGGTCGAGACGATCCTGGCGGGCTACTTCACCAAGGCCGCAGCGGACGCCGGCTTCCTGACGGACGATGGCATGCGGTTCCACGACCGGGCGCTCGCGTGCGAGCAGGCCGCGTCCAGGGCGATGACGGCAGCGCTCGCGGCGACCAAGGCGCTCGCCGGCCGACGCAAGCCGCAAAGGACCGCGCTCCAGGTCATCGACGCCGTGGCTCAGCGAGAGCTCGACGACGCGGCTGACGACGACGAGCCCACCGAACCACCCGCACCCAGTGCGTAGAAGGACACCAAACCATGACAACCGCAGCAGTAGCCCCCATCAAGAAACCCCAGGACTCGGACGCGCAGCCGTTCGGCGTCGGCAACAAATACTCGATGCTGCTCTTCAAGCAGAGGTCGGCGAACATGGGCGATCATGCGCTCATCGCGCTCAACAAGCGCATCCAGGTCGATTCGTACATCGACGGAACGGTGACGGCCATCATCCGCTGTTCGCCGGCTCACTTCCGCATCGAGCTCGGCAACGGCCAGACGCTCATCGTCGCCGAAGAGGCCTGCCAGGCTTCCGTCGAGCTCAGGGCGCCGACCGCACCGGCGGCAGCGTAGGAGCGCTCGCCATGTCTGAAGCCGAAGCACAGCCAGCCGCCTACGCCGAGCCTCAGCCTACCCCGGCGAAACAAGCTGAACGCGAATGGATGGCAAGCGCCGTCGAGCGCATGAACGCCGCAAGCCGCGCCGAGAAAGCCGCGGAGCAATCCGCCCGAAACGAGCGTGAGTCGGGCGCAGCCGAGCCCGCAAAGCCCGCGCCGGCGCCGGCACCGAGGCCCACGGCACCGAAGCCCGCCGACCCGTCAGAACCCAGCGTGCGCGAGCGAATCGCGGCGCGTGAGGAACGGCGCCACGAGGTCGAAGCGGCGCGACACCAGGCGGCGCAGCTCGAGAACTACGCACGCTCGATTCAACCGGACGCCCAAAATTATCAGGCCGCCAAAGCGGCGTGGCAAGCGCGCGACTTCGATCGGCTCGCAGAGCTCGTTGGTGCCGGGAGCTTCGACAACCTCGTTCAGGAGCGCATCGCCACACTGACCGATCCTGGCCACGCTCGCGTGCTCGAAATCGAGCGGCAGATTCGGGAGCGCGACGACCGCGAACGGCGCGCGCAGCAGGAGCACGCCGCCCGAGTCCAGGCGCATCAGCAACAGGTCGCGCAAGCCCAATACAAGCAACGCATGGCGCACGAGGCGAAGAGCTCCTCGAACGGGATCATCCGTACGTTCGCAAACGCGCCGGCATTCATCGAAGCTCTTTTCGAGGCGCGCCAGGTTCACTACTCGCGCACTGGCTCCGAGCTACCTCTCGAGAAGTGCCTCGAGGTGAAACGCCCGAACGGCCTTAGCATCGAGGAAGAAATGGAGAACTACGGGATGACGGCCGATGTGTACCGGCGCGCACGTGGCGATACGCAGGCGAAGCCCGCCGAGCAGCCACGCTCGAAGCCCGCACCGAAAGCCAAGGCGGAACACTTCGGTTGGCAGTCCGGCGCGCGCCGTGACGAGGACTCCGATTGGCTCAAGCGGGGTGCCCAAAGCCTCGAGCGCGCATTCGGCGAAGAGCGCAGGCAGGGAAAACGATGAACACGATGACGATGACGAACTCTGAGACCGGAGAAAGCGCGGCCGATGGTTGAGAAACAGTGCTGACCAGCCGCTACAAATTCGCTTCGGCGAGCGGGGGATGGATCAATCAAAGGGCACAAGAGGTGCCGAGCCCGGCACCTTTGATGTCGTCGAGAACCTGAGATTTCGCAGCGGCGGGCTCGAGAAGCGGTGCGGCTCCGATGGCCTGACCGGCGCGACGACGGGCGGCTCTACGGCCCACTCGCTCGCTGACTCGGCCAGCGACCCGAGACCGACCGAACACCCTGCGTTCATTCAGCGCATCGGCACACAGAAGGTCGCCGGCACAAGCGCGGGAGTGGCGTTCGCTCGCTCAGGCAGCACATGGCTCGTCGCTGCGGCATTCTCCGCGGCGCAGCCCGTTCGCAAGCGGCTCGGGATCGCGCCGTCGCTCACCTCGAGGCCACTTGGGCCATACGTTGCAGGGACGGCCATCACGCCGGCGGGTTACGTCTGCACGGCTGCCGGCTTCGGCAGGGATCTGCGAATAACGGTCGAGTCTCCTGATGGAGCGCTGCTCTACGAACGCTCGACCATCGTCGGCGCAGCCGGTGTCATCGTGCGCGTCGTCGGTGTCGGCGAAACGTTCTACGTTTTGTATCAAGGCAGCGCGAGCACGACCGTTTCTTACCGGTCGCTGACCGTGGCCAACGGCGCCATCACTGACAACGGCACCGGCACGATCGTGACGCTCGCGAACGCCGCGAGCACTTGGGATGCGAGCGGCTACCAGCTTGGGTTGTGGTTCCTGGTTTATCAGTCCGGCGCGACGACGGTGACGGTCGCCAAGATGGACATCACAACCATCCTCGCGTCGGCGACGTTCGCGACCACGGACAACCGCACTTATCTGAGCGTCTGGGCGGACGCCGTCACCGATCGCATTTGGGTCGGCGTGGTTGACGATCCGGCCACGACAAACACCGCGCAATTCCGCGTCTACACTGACACGCCGACCCTTTCGATCGGCCCCACAACGTTGAGCACGGGGACGAGCATCGGTCCGCCGCTATTCGGGCCGAGCTACGTGCGCAGTCCCGCAGCCGGCGACGCGTTCGCGGTGCTGGCGCTCGACACGACCTCGCTCGGGGCGGGAACTTCGCCCATAAGGGTCCTCTCGTGGCGGATTGCCAGCGGCACGGCCAGCGGCTGGGGCGTCGCCTTCAACGTGGTGCCGATCTCGAAACCCGACGAGCAACAGCGCGTCTGGTGCATGACGTACAGCCCCGGCTCGAACTTCGAGGAGGCCCGGGTCGCGCTCTTACGTTTCACCGATGCGGACCTGGGCGGCGTGGGGGGCGGTGCGCCGGCAACGGTCGAGATCGCCTCTCCGCTAATGGTCGCGCCAGGCAGCTCATACCATCCGGCCGCCGCTGGACGAGTCGGCTTCCATGCGGTCGCCGTTCAGAGCGAGAGCGCAGGCGACTCAACGCTTTTCGCTCTCCCGTTCGTCCTCACTTCGCGGACGAACGCTTCCGGGAACGCTGAGCCGGTCACCCGCGCGGAAGTGTACGAATACACGCGCTGGAACCAGGAGCCGCACCGTCAACTGGCCCCCGCCGGCAGCGTGGCGATCGTCACGGGGCAACCGACAGAGCTCTTTGGCGTCGAGACGCAGGGGAACGGCTCCCCCTACGCAAATGGCGGCGTCGAGCTGGGATACCTCCACGCGCCCACAATCCTTGGCGCGACAATCACACCGAACTCGATCCCGAGTCTCGCCGTGGGCACGTACGTCTACCAGGCGCTCCAGCAGTGGGTGGACGACGAGGGGAACCGCCATCTCTCGGCGCCATCAGCTCCGTTCACCGTAACGCTCACGGTGCCGAGCTCGGTTTTGCTCAACATCGCCGGCGTCTATGCCGGGCAGCGGCTCGCGCCTAATCATGACATCGCTTCAGCGTCGCCCGAAACGCTCGTCTATCGGACGCAGAACGGCGGAACGGAGGCGCAACAGGTGCCGGTTTCAACGGTCGAGCCGTCCGTCAGTTGGCTTGGGTACGTGACTTTCCTCGACACCGTCGCCGACAGCATCATCGACGACAACGAATTCATCTACACGGCCGGCGGCGTCCTCCCGAACGTCCTCGCCCCGTCGTGCCGCTACATCGCCGTTTCTGAAGAGCGCCTGTGGTGCGGCGGCCTGTGGGATTCGAATATCATCGAGTGTTCGAAGGTGCGCGTCCCTGGCGAGCCGTTCAACTTCACGGGGGACGCCTCGCATCAGGTCGTCATCCCCGGCGAAGTGTCGGGCCTCGCGTACATGGACGGGCAGGTCTGCGTTTTCACCGAGGACGCGATTTATCTCGTCAGCGGCGATGGCCCGAACGACCAGGGCGCGGGCGGTTTCGCTCCTCCCCGAGCGCTTGTTCGGGGCGTCGGGTGTCCGCGCGAGCAGTCGGCGTCGATTCTAGAGACGGAGATCGGGATCATCTTCCGCTCGAAGATGGGCTTCTACGTCATTCCGCGCGGCTACGGTTCGCCCCAGTTCATCGGCGGGAACGTCGAGCTCGAGCCGGACGTCGTGCTGAGCGCAGCCACCACAACGACGAGCCGCTACAGGTTGGCGAGGTTCCTCGTCTGCGATACCGGCGAAACGAAGAGCGCGCGCTCTCTCGTGCTCGATCTCTCGAACGGCCAATGGGTTCGCGACACTTACACGGTGGACGGCGCAAGCATCACCGGCCAGGGCTTCAGCGAGATCGGCGAGTGGCCGGACGGCTTGGCCCTGATGGCTTACGGGCTCGATCGCGCCGACAATCCCTCTGTCGTCTGGGCGGAGGACGAGGACTTTACCGGGGACGCTGGCGCCGCTGGTGTCGAGGCCTCGACGTACATCTCGACGCAAATCCGATCTACATGGATGGATCCCTTCGGGCCGCTCGGCTGGGGGCGCCTGACGCGCGTGCTCGTGAGCATGGAGGCCATCGGCGCGTCGTCGCTCGTTTCGCTCGGAATCGAAGCTGACAGCAATGCCGCTCAGCCCTCGCAGTGGACGGTCACGACCGCCGAGTCCATCAGCTATCGCGGGGCGAGCGTCGGGCAGCCAACTGGCACGGCCTTCCGCGTCACACTATCTGACGCCGCCGGAGGGCCGAATTCGGCCGGCGTGCGCTTCCTCGGGCTCGGCCTCGAAGTGCAACCGGTGGGCGGCCTGCGCGCAGTTACGGACAGCGAAGCAGCATGACGCTCTATCGACGACGAATCCCACTCGGCGCTGACACGACCGACATCGACCGCGAGAACGTCGGTGCACTTCACACCGAGCTCAGCGCCGACATTCGCGAGCTTGTGAGTCGGGGTCCGCTGCCTCGCGACCTGATGGCAATCATCGTCGTTGACCCGGACGGAAACCGAGAATGGCTAGCCGAGAGGCTGAAACACGCCGGCATCGACGACGAGATCAGTCTCGAGCCCGACTCGGCGCCCGTCGTCGTCCTGCATCGGCATTCGGCGCGCCGCGCCTTCGCTGGCACGCCGGTCGAGGAGTTTTTCGCGACCACTGCCGGCGACCGCTTCGCCATCGTCTACGGGCTACCTGGCGGCCGGTGGTTCTGCGCTGACCCGCCGGAACTGCCCGAAGCGCGGGGGCAGGCGTGACGGGCGTAGCTTCGAAGGCACGCGCCTCTCACGAGGCCGGCCGAGCCGTCGCCATCGGGCAGCGGCGCGATCGTGAGGCCGAGCGGAAGCGTGCGAGCCAGGCGCTCGAGGACATGAAGGCTGCGTTGCCGAAGAAACCGCCGAAAGGGCCCACGCGATGAAGGCGAAGCACGACCCGTCCGGGTTCCTCGCTCGACTTGCCGTGATGGACCGCGCACTCGTCGCCGCAGGATGGCCGCCCACGTCGCCCTGGTGGCGAGCGCAGATCGAGCGCTTCTTTCGCTCGGGTCGCCGTCGATGGGTGCTTCGGGTCGGTCGCCGCGGGGGCAAGTCGAGCACCCTCTGTCGTGTCGCTGTCGCTTGGGCGCTCTGGGGCTCTTGGTCCGTGCCGCCCGGCGATACGGCCGTCATTCCGTTCGTCAGCATCGACCGCGGCGAAGCGTCTGCACGCCTTCACACCATCAAGGAAATCCTAAACGTGCTCGGCGTCGCATTTGATGCGCGAGGCGAGGAGATCGCGATGAGTGGGGATCGGCGTGTCCTGTTTCGCGTCGCCACGTGCTCGGTCAGCGGAACAGTCGGCTTTACGTCTGTCGCGTGCTTCGCCGACGAGATGGCCCGCTGGGAGTCTCGAGACACCGCGGCGAATCCTGCTCGGGAAGTGATGGGTTCGCTCCGTCCGACGATGGCGACGCAGCCGCACGCGTTCGAAGTGTGCTCGTCCTCGCCGTGGTCGGAGGAGGACTACCATCACGAGCTCTTCACTGCCGGCGATGGCGAGCATCAGGTCACGGCGCACGCGGCAACGTGGGAGGCGAATCCAACGCTCAGCGAGGAGACGACGCGAGCGCTCGAGCCGGACCAGCGCGTCTGGTTGCGCGAGTACGCGGCGATCCCGGGCGGCACGGTGACCGAGTCGTGGTTCGGCTCCGCTGTGGACGCTGCGATCGAGAAAGAGCCGCCGCCGCCACTGGCGCGGGGCATTCGCGTCCTTTATGCAATTGACCCGGCCTTTGACGGCGAGAGCAGCCCGGACCGCTTCGGGTGGGCATGCCTAACGTCAGAAGCTCGGAACGACAACGGGCGCATCACTCGCGTGCGGGGGATCGGCGCTTGGAAGCCTGACCGCACGCCGTTCGAGATGGCGCGCCGAGTCCGGAGCGAAGTGTGCGACACGTTCGAGCCCGACCAGAAAGGCCGCGAGCTCGCGCACGTCTATTCGGATCAGTACGAGGGACACAGCTGGACGGAGCTCGCTCGCCAGGCGGGGCTAATCGTCGAGGTGGTTCCGTGGACCGGCGCAGCAAACGACAACGGCAGGACGGCACGCTTCAAGTCAGTGCGGACCGCCATGCTCAACGGCGACCTGACGATCCCGAACGACCCCGACTTGATTCGTGAGCTTCGCTCCGTGCGCGGCGTGCTGGCGCCCTCTGGCGTCGAACGAATCGAGCTGCCACGCACAGCAAGCGGGCATTGCGACCGCGTGGCCAGCCTCGTCCTGGGGGCGTCGATTGCGCTTTCGTGGTCGCCGAGCACGGCAGAGCCTGCCAAGCCGGTACTCACGCGGGAGGACCGCTGGAGGCTCGCTGCCATTCGCGAGATTGGCGAGAAGCGGAGGCGCGAGTGGCAGCGCTCGCCCGTGGCCGCGATGCGCAAAGCGGTGAATGGCCGATGATGCCTTGCCCTCGGTGCGGAACGAACGACGAGCGCGGCGCGCTACGGCCTGGCCTGAAGCGTGTCCGCACGAAAGCAGCGTTACGAGGCGAAAGGCTCTACCGGTGCGCCGACTGCTCGACGCTTTGGCGATGCGATGCGGCAACGCCCGACAAGCTCATGCTGGCGCTCGAGACGATCGAGACCCTTGGCGAGCCAATCATCCCGAAAATGTTGAACCGCGGCCCGTCTCTCCTCGGAGCGGGAAGAGGCGCGCCATGACGGTCGTGCTCGGACTCGACCTGTCGCTCACTGCCGCCGCAGCCGTAGCGGTGCCGCTCGACTACGACGGAGACTTTCGTCGGATTGTCGCTCTCGTCGTCGGCGAAAAACTCCGACGCGACGCGACCGACGCGGAGCGTGCAAGGCGAACAGAAACGATTGCCGCGCGGCTCGTCCGGTTCGCTCTCGAGAATCGAGCAGCCGTGGCGTACGTGGAGGGCTACGCTTTCTCCCAGCGAACAGCAGCGCACGCGCTAGCAGAGCTCGGAGGCGTCGTGCGACTTGAGCTCGTACGAGCCGGCATCGACGTGCAAACCGCGAACGTCGGGAGCGCCCGCAAGCTGCTGCTCGGTAAGGTTCCGAGGCAGGACGCCAAGGTCGCTGTGGCCGAAGCGTTCAGGGCGGCCGGTGCGCCCCTCGACTGGTCGCTCGACGAGACCGATGCGATGGCTTGCGCGAATCTTGGCTGTTCGCTACTCGGCGGGTACTGCTTCGCGATGGGGGAGCGGGCGGCGTGATCCCGATGGCAGAAAGCGGTGTTAGCCTCGTGCTCGTGGCAGCCGGATCCGCAGACGCCAACGTGAGAAAGTTCATCGATACATGGATCCCCCTGTGTTTGGAGATCCTCGAAGGAACAGCGATCGTTCTGTTCGCGTTTTTTTGCGTGTGGCGCTTGGCCCAGTTTGGATTTGAAACGGGTTGGTCGTTTCACGGGGTGCTGCCGCTGCTTCACGAGAACTGGCGAGGCGGATTGTTCCTTATGGCGGTGCTTTTCTATCGAGCAATCCCGCTCGCGCTGTCACGAGTGCGACGCGTCAACGTGCTCGGGGTCGAGGCTGAAATTCTCCCGGTGGGGCAACCAACGATTCTAGACGCGCCGCCCCGCGCCAAGAAGGCCGGGAGGAAGCAATGAATCTCTTCAATCTGCCGCCACGAAAGGCGCAGCTGATGCAGTACGTTGGCTCGCCATCCGGCGTCGTGAACGTGCGAGCGAAGTCGGACCGACAGGTCAGGATCTACGCGATGAACCGCGAGATGCGCGACGCATACGCGCACGCGATTTCAGGAGTGAGCGAGGAACCCGTGAACTTCTTGGCAATAGGGGAAGGCACGGAAGCGGCATTCTCTGCTCCCGTTCCGCAAGAGTGGTACCTCGTTATCGAAAACCTCGACCACGAGCATCAGGCCTCGGGCTCGTTCATCGTGACAGCCATCTTGCCCATGTCGCCGTCGGGTTATTCGGGACCCCCTACATGGGGAGCATCAGGGTTCACATGGGGCCAGCCCGGCTTCCCATGGGGTGGAAAGAAGTAGCCGGTTTGTCTAAGCCTGCCCGACCGTCGGCCACCAAATGCGCGGCCCCGGCTCCACGTGCGCTAGCGCGGCCACTCCCTCTTGATGATTTCCGCTGCGATGGCGTCCTGCGCCTCAACCGAGATCGTTGGATCCCCCCAGGGTCGCCAGCCCTGACCGGTGGGAGGCGTCCGCGTCGCACCACTTGGGCGCTCGCTGATTGCGAGCCGACCCGGAACGCCGTTCAGCTTCACCTCGTAGACGACAACGCGCGGCTTCTCCTGCTCAACCGTCTGCCCGGTCACCTCGACAACCCCAAGCCCTTCGATCTCGAACGTCATAACAGGGATACGTTCCGCGCTCGCCCCAAAGTTTCACGCTCGGGGCTCGCATGATCATGCGACCTAGCAACCGGCGCCCGCGCGCGGCCGATGAGAAACTACTCCCATGTGGATCCCCGAGGGACCCATCTTCGCCGACTACTCGTCCACCGACGACGAGCGTACAGACGACGAGCTCATCGCGATTGAGGACGAGGGCGCGAAGCCGTTCGAGGAAATCGCCGCGGTCTGCAGGCGCTACACGGTCACGGCGAGGCTCTTCCAGCCGCCCGGGCACTTTATTGGCGAGCTACTGCCGGACGGGACGCTACGGGCGTAGCTACCGCCTCGGGTGGATCCGCCGCACCCGAACGACCGCAGCCTCGACGAGTGGCCCGGCTGTCATCGTCGCACTCACGACGCGCATCAGGCGCTCGGTCGCCATCTCGGCCTTGTCCCATGCGGCGCGGTGGCCGACGGTGTTCGGTTCGGTCTTTCGCGCAAGCTCGATCGCCTTTGAGAGCGCCGACCCGATCGCTTTCAGTTCCTCGAGCTCGCTGGCCAACGCGTGCTCGCGCTTCCTGGCAGCGAAGAGCCCATCTTGAAGTCGCGAGACCATGCCCCGGGGCTAGGCATGCGGCTCGCCACGAGCTGCAGGAGCGCTCCAGCGGTTTCCAGCCCAGTGACGCAAGGGCCGGGGTCTGGCTCGTTGTTCTTGATATTCTTGCCGTGGTCGATCTGTTGCAGAGCGTCCCTAAGTTCGGAACGCTCGCTGGGGTCAATCTGCGCGCTCGCGGGCAACCTATCCAGGTGGAGAGGACCCACCCGAAGCGCGCGAACCTTCTTCCACCACGCTTCGCGGTACGTGAAGGGGGCGCGGTCGCCTGGAATGGCTCGCGCCAGCTCCAAGCATTGCTCCCCGAGCTGCTTCAGTTCGTCGGCATTCATCTATCGTGCCCATGAGAGCGGGTGCCCCGGCGGTCGTCAACGGCCCGGGCACCCGCATGATCATGCGACCGGTGGGCGCGTGACGACTTTAGTCCGGTTTGAGTCGCGCGGGACCTTGACTCTGCTATCAATTGCTATACATTGGGAAGCTAGCAGGAGCTACCAGGATGCCGTACGCTGCAGAGTCAATGCGCGAAAGACAGCTGAATATCCGCCTTAGCGAGGAGGAGGCCGCTCGACTCGAGCGAGTTGCAAACCACTACGGGCTGAACGCTGCGGGCGTGCTCCGAATGCTGGTGAAGCGCGCTCACGATTCACTACCGAGCGACGCGGCAGCCGTTGTTCAACTTGACGAACTCGAGATGGAAATCATCCGGGTTCTTGGCGCCAGACGAGTGCAGACGGATCTTCGGGCCGCTCTCAAGCAGGCCGGGTCGAGCGCGAACAAGGAGCCTGCGCGCGCCCTCGCGACGGCACTGACGAAACTGCTGGCGTTCGGATACGTCGAGAAGCGTGGGAAGACACATGCTCTCACTCCGAAGGGGCGTGAATTAGTCTGAAAATAGATGGCCCCCACGCTGCGCAAACAGCCGGGGGCCTGGCCGAACCTAAAAGGAGGTCCGACATGGCAAAGATCGCACGAACGAAACGAACAAACAAATCGAAGGGCGAGAACAGCGAGATCCGCCGGGCGGCGGAGCGCATGAGCGGCACAGGCGGCGACTATGTTCCGCCGCCGAGGCTGCCTCCCGAGCGGACCGAGACCGATTTTCAGAAGCGGGTCCGCGTCGAGCGACAGGAGCGCTACGCGGCGGACGTTTCCAGGCTCGTAACGGGCGGCCTCTTCGTCAGCAACGACGAGGGCGACGGATGCTCGCCGGAACGGGCGATTCTTCACTCAGCGGGTGCCATGGCGAAGGCCATCATGATCAGTCTCGGCGCGTACACCGACGGTCAGGGTCCCCGCGGCTGGTCGCTGGACAGCGACGAAATGACCGACGGCGATCTCGTTGCGGCGCTCTCCGGCCTCGTGTCGATCTTGCAGTGCGCGCCACGAGCACTCGATGGCCTGCGCGACGCTGGCACCTTCCGGGACAGCCTGACCCGCTGGGAAACCCTCGAGAAGCGAGGCGAGACGGAAGAGGTTCTGAACGCGGCTGAAGGTGCGTCATGAGCGCCATCGTCATCACGAAGGCGGAGCTCGCGCAGCTCACCGGGACGTGCGACTACGGCAACGGCGACCTTGTGTCACCGCTCGACCCGCTCGGGGTTGCTTGCTCGATGCTGCACGCTGCGGCCGAGGAGCTCCACGTGCTGAGCCACGCGGTCAACGACGGCAACGTTCCGGCGGACCTGCTTCAGAACGTCCTGTGGCGACTCTCCGAGCGCATGGGTGCGACGGCTGACATCGCATGGGCGAACCAGCGCTCGGCCAACGAGAAGACGAACGGCGAGCAGGCAAACGACGCCGAGCACGTGAACGGGAGCGCCGAGTCGTGAGCGCGCGCGTTTTCGACCTCGACACGATCCGCAACGGTCACCGGTACGGTGCCCACACGTTCGCGGCGCGCGTTGCCCTGGCTGAACTGAAGGCGACGAACGATCGGCAATGGGCAGAGCGCGAGCGGGCAATCCGTGCGAAGCGATCGGCGGCCGGGAAGCTCGGCGCCGCCGCGGCGAAGGGCAAAGCCAAGCACTGCCGCTTCTGCCGCGAACAAGGGCACTACGGCAACGCCTGCCCACGACGGGAGGCCGACCATGGCTAGCCTCGACGACTTCCCCGGCTTGGCCGACGCAGAGAAGCGCGCCGAGAAGGCGATCGACGTGCTCCGCTCCGCCATCGAGCATGCCGAGCCGCGAGACGGCGAGAAATGGGAGGACGTGGCGACGAGGCTTCGCGGTGCTGCCGTTCTCGCGCACACTGCCGGAATGGAGCTCGCCACGGTGAGCGGACGGAACGAAGCTGCGAGCGCGGCGAATGATGCCGGGCTGCTCGATACGGAGGACGCCACGTAGCCGCGAGCGAACCCGGCCGAGCCCCCGCGCCTTCAGTGGTCCGGGGGCTTTCGGCGTAGGAGCACTAGCCGATGGCTGACGAGAAAAAGCTGACGATCGAGGGCATCTTCCAGGATCTCGACTCAGAGGTCGAAAGGGAGCGGTCGGAGCTACAGGCCGCACTCGAAGAGGAACAACGTGCGCGCAGGGCAAAAGACGACAGCCTCGCGACCTTCGATCGTTTCATCCGCGATACTGTCCTGCCGGTGCTGGACAGACTCCAGGCCGAGCTAGTGACACGCAAATGCAAGGCGTACATCGATCGCAAGGCGCACACTGCGCCCGGCAGCGCGGACCCGTTCGCGGTGTCGGTCACTTTCCGCGTCGAGGGGCCACGGGACGCCACCCCCGAGCATCCGGGATCGGTCTCCGTTTCGTTTAAGTGGAATGGTGACACTCACGGCGTGTCCGCGGATACCAGCGTCGGCCTATCGGAAGGGTCGAGCGAAACGGTGGACATTGCGAAGCTGAGCCCCGAAGAGGTGGAGCAGATTGTTCTGCGCGGCGTGCAACGGCATCTAGTGAAAGGAGAGCTCCGATGAGCGCTGACGGATCTCGCAAGCGCGGCCCCGCCCGGTCCGGCTCGCTCTACTGGACAAAATCCGGCTGGCGCGCACGCATCCGGATCGAGATCAACGGCGAGACCGTGCAGAAGTCTTTCGACCTCGAGACGACGGACAAGCAGGCGGCGCGCATCAAGCTCCGCCGGCTCATCCGTCGGAACGTCGCGCCGGCCGAGCTGGCGGCCGAAGCGGTCCGCGTCGAGACGTTCCAGGACGCGGCCGAGCGTGTCGTCGAGGAGAGCACCATCCGCACGAAAAAGGCACGGCTCGACCGGCTCCGCCTTCGAGTGTTTCCGGCCATCGGTCAGAAACCGGTGACCGCCATCGTTGCCGGCGACGTGCGGGACATCCTCAAGGCGCTCGCCGACGAGCGTGCCAGCAAGGAAACCTGCCTGAAGATTCGGAACGACATCTCGTCCGTCCTCGGCGACCTCTGGCGAACGGACATGCTGCCGGCGAACGTTTGCGCCAAGGTCCGGATCCCGGGGAACGCCACCGTGGACAAGCGCGAGCGCGCCGTCCTCGCCGATGACGAACTCGTCGGCTACCTCGCCTGGTCGCACCCGAACGAGAAGAAGCAAAAGGCCGTCCT